AAAGTCTATGGCATCAAAGTTTTCTGCTCTTGAAGAATTTGTAATCGAACAACTTGCAAAAGAAATTGCCGAGTTCCAGGAAGATAAACAAGATCTAGCTGAAACAAAAGTACGTCTAGTACGTGAAGCAAAAGATCACATTGCTAAGGTCAAAGCTGACTTTATCAATAGAAGTGCAAAGTTAGTATCTGAAATGGTTGGTAAATCACTTAAAAGTGAAATTACTGCACTTAAAGAAGATATTGATACTGCACGTCAACACGACTTTGGTCGTAAACTATTCGAAGCATTTGCTTCAGAATATTTAAATTCGCATCTAAATGAAAAGTCTGAAACAAAGAAACTGTTAAAAGTACTTGAGTTAAAAGACAAGCAAATAGCAGAAGCAAAAGTGATTGCAAGAAAAGCAACACAAATTGCTGAATCAAAAGATGTAGAAGTAAAGCGTTTGGTTGAATCAGCTGAACGTCAAAAAGTACTAAACGAGTTGACTGCACCGTTAGGTAAAGATCAACAAAGTATTATGATGGACTTACTGGAATCAGTACAAACTCCTAAGTTACGTTCGGCGTTTGACAAGTACCTACCTTCCGTAGTCGAAGGTAAATCTCCAGCAAAGCAGAAGGCAGTTTTAAAAGAAGGCACAGAAATAACAGGCAACCGTACACAAAATAATAATAGTAACGCAGACGTAGATAACAACGTAGTTGATATTAAGCGTCTAGCTGGAATTAAATAAGGAGATTAAAATGTCAGAACTATTAGAAAGTCGCTGGCAGGAGACAAAAGGTGCGCTTCTCGAAGGCCTAAACGGTAACAAGAAATCCGTTATGGCAACAACGCTAGAAAATACTCGTAGATATCTAGCTGAATCTGCAACTTCCGGTGCTTCTGCTGCTGGTAATATCGCAACCCTAAACCGTGTAATTCTTCCAGTAATTAGACGTGTTATGCCAACAGTTATTGCAAACGAACTTGTTGGTGTTCAACCAATGACTGGTCCAGTTGGCCAAATTCACACTCTACGTGTGCGTTATGCTGACGGCAACAACGGTGCAACTGCTGGTTCAGAAGCACTAAGCCCATTCAATATTGCTGCTTCGTACTCAGGTACACCAAGCTCATCAGCTGCACCAAGTGCAACTGGTGCTCTAGAAGGTGTAGCTGGTAACAGACTAAGCATCCAAATCTTGAAGCAAACTGTCGAAGCTAAGTCACGCAAGCTATCAGCTCGCTGGACTTTCGAAGCTGCTCAAGATGCTCAGTCACAGCACGGTATTGATGTTGAAGCAGAAATCATGGCTGCTTTAGCACAAGAAATCACTGCTGAAATCGACCAAGAGATTCTTAGTAGCCTAAGTTCTCTAGCAGGCACTGCACAAACTTACGACCAAGCTGCCGTAAGTGGTACTGCTACATTCGTCGGTGACGAACATGCTGCACTTGCAGTTCAAATCAACCGTACAAGCAACCTAATTGCACAGCGTACACGTCGTGGCGCTGGTAACTGGGCTGTTGTTTCGCCAACTGTTCTAACTGTACTACAGTCAGCAACTACTTCAGCATTTGCTCGTACAACTGAAGGTACTTTTGAAGCACCAACTAACACTAAGCTAGTAGGTACTCTAAACAGTGCAATGAAAGTTTATGTTAACACATATGCTTCAGGTGATGACGTTCTTGTTGGTTATAAGGGCACTTCAGAGTCAGACGCAGCAGCGTTCTACTGCCCATACATTCCGCTAATGAGCAGCGGTGTTGTTCTAGACCCAACAACATTCGAACCAGTTGTTAGCTTCATGACACGTTATGGTTATGTAGAACTAACTAACACTGCTTCGTCGCTTGGTAACGCAGCAGACTACCTAGGTAAAGTAGCAGTAACAACTGCAAACCTAAGCTTCAGCTAATAGCTAAGTGTAGTTACAAAAAGAAAAATAGCGCCTCCGGGCGCTATTTTTTTGACTGATGTTTAAAAAAGAGATTGACCTTGCATCATTTCTAAGCTACATTGCTATTAACAAAAACAGAAAGGCAATATAATGAAAGTTTCACTACGCAAGGCAAACGCACTACAGACTGCAATTACTGAAGCACTAGCAGGATTAGATCTAGCAACAGAAGTTGCAATTAACGAATTTGAAAAACCTACTGCAAAGATTGCAGAAGCCAAAGAACGTTTTGTTTCGCAGTGTTTGACTCGCGACGCACTACTGGTTAGTGTTTACAGAATTCGCCGCGAAGTTGCCCAAGCAAATGCTAAATCGGGTATTAACGATTTGCTCGCCGATGTTGCATTAGTTGACAAGGAAATTGCTTTCTACAGCAAACTTGCAAAAGTTGTACCTGCTGTTGAAACTGATGTAATTGTTGGAAAACTTGAGAAGATCAAGTCACGCTCAGAGTCTGACTACTACGGCCGCGAAGACACTGTTCGCACCAGTATCTTTACAGAAGTAGAAGTTGCTGATTTTAAAGCAAAACTTGCTGCACTTAAAAAGCAGAAGGTTGTTTTACAAGACCATTTGCTTGAGTTAAACGTTGCAACAGAGATTGAACTCTCTGAACAGACTGTTAACATTCTTAATGTAGCAGGTATTATTTAAGTTTTGGTAGTTAAGCGGGATAGACTCTTAGAGAACCCGCAAACTACCCGGTAGGAGGAAAGCAAAGAGGATAAGTTTCCGTTTCTTGTATGAAACATGTTCAATGGTTTGGGTTCCGGCCTAGCCTCCACAGTTTGTGTGCTCTAGCGTTATAACACCTTTGATTAGGCCTGCACATTGCTCGCTAGAAATAAACATTCAGTTGCACATTGTGGATTGCATTTTGTTTTTTGCATGTTGCTTGGCTTATAGCTCACTTTCCTCCACTGTTATATAAATTAAAAGCACCTAGAAATTAGGTGCTTTTTTTATTAAATAACACTATGAGCATTATAAAAATAAATTTCGAAGCAGGCGATACTTTTCAATGGTATACTGATGAAATGATATTTATTAATAGATTTCTATCTACATTCGACGACAATATTGATACAGTAGTAGTTAGAGAACAATGGTTAACTGTTAACCCTGAGGAGTTTGAAAATAACAAACGCATTATAGAATCAAGAAATAAACGATTAATAAAAATATGTTTTTTAGATGCTCCGGTTGCTGAAAGCTATTCCTCACATTACGACGAAGTATTAGAATTAGGAATATATCCTAAAAGCAAATACAAATTTAATTTTATAGCTTATTTTTTTCAAAAGTATTTTGATTTTAAAGAGATAAATTCTAAAAACATATCAGTACCGTACATGTGTTTAAACGGAAAACCACATCATCATAGATTAGAACTGTTTGAAAGTTTAAAAACGCATAATTTAGTCAAAAAAGGTTATGTGTCTTTAGATTCCTTGAATACAAAAGTAAAATTAGATAACATAGTACAACAGAAATTAATTCCAAGTCCGTACACTCCATTTTCGTTTGGAGATGTAACATATTGGGAGAAACACTTTTTAAATGTTGTAACTGAGACTTTGTTTAGTCCGGACGAACGCAGTTATTTCTTAACTGAAAAAACTTTTAAACCTGTACTGGCAAAACGTCCTTTTTTATTATATGCTGTCAACGGCGGATTAAAAAGTCTAAAAAATATAGGTATATTGCCATATGTAACTGATTTTAACGATATCAGTGACTTAGATTTGTCAATGCATTTTAATATTCCGGAATTTTTACAGACATTGTGTAATCAGCCTACTACATATTTTCAAAAAAAATACAAAGAATTAAAACCAAAAATAGAATACAATTATAACACATTACAAAGATTGTTGTATTTTGAAAGTAAAAAATACAACAATCTACGTTACTTAGGTAAGTAACCATTTTTGTAAAAAGCATAAATACTTATGTCATAGATATCTGCCGGATAATCCGGATTTATGCGGTACCCACCGCGTATGACCTAGAACGTCAAAGGAGAAAACAATGGGACGTCCAATTAACAAAAAATATATCGGATACGGATCAGGCCGTATTGCAGTAAGCCGCCACTACTTCACTGGTGCTTCAGAAGCTACAACAGCAGCACACATTTATAAAATAAAAGGTTCAAACCAGTTCTGGGTTCGTTTAGACTCGGACAACGCAAATCCAGCAGCAGGTGAAGTCATGAAACTTACAACTGCGGCAAACGGTGCAATGGTTGCCGGAACTTTTAGAATTGACTGTGTAGGATCTGATTCAACAACTTATAATGTAACTCAATTAAGAAACAGAACAGTTCAAATTGAAAAGAACGGAAGCCCTCCTGAAGGCGACGTTGCTGATAATGCTATTTGGGCTATCGGTAATACACCAGATGCTAGAGAATCAGCAAGTGTTCCTAACGCAGTACTAAGCGTAAACTTACCAGGACAAGCATAATACCGAGCTAGGATAAAAACATGGCATCATCTAAAGTACATAACCATAGTGTTGATCTATACAGAATAAAAATTAATCCAGGCGGAACTATAGACTTAGATTCTGGTGACGTTATTATTCAAGGTAACTTAACAGTCGAAGGTACATCAACATCAGTTGGTAGTGAAGACTTGGTTATTACTGATAACACCATTACACTAAACAACGGTGAAACAGGTGCAGGTGTAACTTTAAATACAGCAGGTCTTATCATTGATCGAGGATCATTGAGCAATGCTCATTTGTTCTTTGACGAAGATAAGAGTTTCTTAGACAGCAGAACCGGAGGCATAACAAATGGAGCATATACATTTGAAAATGCCTCCGGACATTTGCTAGGAATTTACACTAACAGTATTAAAACTTTAAATGATTTTGACTTATATCTTATCAGCGAAGGAACTGGTATAGTAAGTGTTACTGGTACTGTTGATTACGAAAAACAATTATTTCCGTATACAGGCAGTAACATAACCTTTAACGGTTCAAACCCTGATAAACTAGCAACTCCTTACGACAACGATGCTATTCCTAACGTTCAAGTTTTAAAAGATTATGTTAAAGGATATAATACATATAACTTCCATACAAAAATTTGGGCACCGGTTAGTACTGGAAATACAGCAGTAGAAGCAACAGATACAACCAACGGAGATGCTTCAAACAAAGTACTATTTAAAGTAAACGGTGTTACTGTTGCAGAATTTTTTGAAACATATTTAGATTTAAACAACATTAGAATTTCTGATAACGAAATAACTTCTAATGTTACTAATCAAAATATTATACTATCAGGCAACGGAACAGGAAGTGTTGAAATTTCAACTGCAATTGAATTAACAAAAATATCAGATCCTTCTGCTCCAGTTGATGGTGTAAAGATATATTCAAAAGCAGAATCTGATGGTGCTACTGGAATATTTTTTATAAACGAAGACAGTACCAATGGCGAGTTGATCAGTAAGAACAAAGCAATATTATATGCAATGATTTTTTAAAGGAAAGCAAAATATGTCAATAGCAAGCGCACTCATTTTAGAAACTGACACAACGCTTTTAACTGTTCCATCATCAAAAAGATATGCAATTACAACTGTAATTGTATGTAATTATGCACCAACCGCAGATACTGCCAACGACAGTTTCTTTGACATGCATTTAGTAAAAGGATCAGGCGGCGTTAAAAGCGATGTAAACAAAATTCTAAATAACGTTTCATTACCGGCACAAGATACATTCACGTTTAGTGCAGAAAGGATTCTACTCGACGAAGGCGACAGAGTAATTTTAATAAGCACAGACCCGGACAAGATATCGGCAACGGTAAGTTATTTAGAAGTATAAAATATGAAATATGTAAAGCAACAGATACTGCATGAAAGGAAAGTCGGAGATCGTCAGTTAGTAATAACTGGTGACGGACAGATCAACCTCACACCTAAAAGTGGTAATGTAACAATAAATGGAAACTTAATTGTTACAGGAAACATTCCTGGTGCTGAAGAAAATGCATTAGTTTATTATGTATCACTTGAAGGAGATGATAATAACAGCGGGTTAGGACCGACTTCCGACAGGGCTAAAAAAACAATAAAAGCCGCAGTTGAAGCAGCCCCTGTTGGAGCAATAATTCAAGTTGCGCCAGGAGATTACTACGAAGATAATCCTATTACATTAAAAGTACGTCAAACTGTTAGAGGAGATAGCTTACGTACAACAAACGTTTGGCCAAACAATAATCAGGATGACATATTTTATGTAGACAACGCCTGTTACATATATCAAATAACTTTTAGGGGATTAGCTGATCCGGGGTTTTGTGTAAAAATTAAATCTGGAGCATTAGTTACTACATCGCCTTACGTGCAAAATTGTTCAAACATTAACGGACCATGGTTAAACGATGGCACAGAATTTGTACCTTTTGAAACTGTACAAATCGAAGGCGTTACTCCGGGTGCAAGGCCTATTATAAACGATGTTAGGGTACCATTAGCAAAGCGTGTAAACGAAACCGGCGGCGGAAACGGTATATTAGTTGACGGGGACGAATACGATCCTAGGTCGTTGGTTCGTTCAATGGTCGCCGACGCATTTACTCAGATTGCACAAGGCGGCATCGGTTTCCATATTACTAATTTTGGTTATACACAAATTGTTAGCTGTTTTACTGTTTTTTGCCGTACTGGATTTTTAACAACCAATGGTGGTTATCTATCAATCTCTAACTCAGTTTCTGACTTTGGTACATACGCTATTATTGCAGACGGAGTCTACGAAACTCCTTATACAACAGCAAGACCCACACAAGATTATTATTCAACAGTAGGAAGTGTAACAATTACCAATCAGGGTTCTGGTTATATTAGTGCTCCTGCTGTAGTGTTTGATCCACCTACTGCTCCGGGAGGAGTAACTGCAACCGGTACAGCAATTATTGATGTTACAACAGGAAAACTAACAGGTATTATTGTTACCAATCCAGGATCAAGATATACATTTGTACCACAAATAACTTTTGTGGGAGGATCGTTTACAATCGAAGCTGAAGCAGATGTAAATCTTACGCGAAATATAAGTGTAGAAATTGATAGCTTAAGAGATATTCCCCAAGTTGGATCGGTCATTACATTTGATGGTGATGTAACAAAGTACTATATAACAAGCACCGACATAACTGAACAACCGTTAATTTACGATGAAAATATCTGTAGACGCGATGTTGCTAGAATAGTTGATGCTATTATGGGAGATGTTGCACTAGGTACAACATACCAATCATTAGCAGCCGGTAGATCATACTTACGAGTAGCAGCACAAAAAGTTATTAGACAACAACTTGAAGCAACTGTATACGGCCTTGAATCTGCAAGAGACCTAATTCTTGATTTACTACCAGACAGCGATGCTGGCAACTTAGATGCTAGATACGATATAATAGAACGCTTTGCAATTGTAACTAATATGTTAGACAGAGGTGATAGCAGTGCTGCACCAGATGTAGTATACAACGATTTACCGACATTGTCAAGTGGCACAATATCATCTAAAGACAATATTCTTGCCAACAGAGAGTTTATTATTGACGAAATAACAAAATATATTGCAGAACAATTTACATACCTATCTTACAATCAAGATAACTTTGATCGAGATGTAAGACTAGCAATGGAAAGTGTTGCATATGATGTAGCGTTAGGAACAAACTATAATGCTGTAACAACTGGATTAACATATCAAAGAAGTTACTCTTCAGAAATTAAAGCAAGACAAATTACTCAAACATTAGCTGCATTTACCGAATTAAAATCAATTGTTGCCGGATATAGTGCAGTTGTTGCAAGCCCTACTGCAAATACTAGAAGCAATACTGCTTTTAACGAAATAATCGAATTAATTGGTGCCGGCGATAGCTCAAGTGCAAATGATATACAATATCCAAATCCTACCAGTGGATTAACTAGTAGAATAAATGCTAAAAATCATCTACGAGCAAATAGAGAATTTATACAAGAAGAAATTTTAGAATGGACTACAGCCAATCATCCAACATTATCATACGACAGCGATAAATTTTATAGAGATGTAGGTTATATTATTGATGCATTGTCTTATGACATACTTTACAAAGGCAACACTGCGACAAGAAACGCATCTAATGCATACTTTATAGAAACCGGTATTCAACCAGTAAACGCAAATGAAATTGAACCAACAGTTGAAGCATACCAACATTTACAGTATGTTGTAGGACAAATCATTTTAGGCAACTTAATTGAAAAAACTCCAGCAAACCCACTGACTCAAGATACTAGTAACGATAGTGCTACAGGATCAGAAGTTGACGAAATATTTAATTTGGTACAAATCTTTATCGATGTTATTGATAACTCTACTATAAGCGGATTACCTACAGCAAGTTATCCAGAAATAACTTGGGCAACTTCACAAATACAAAATGCATCAAGACAAATTTTTGCAAATAAGTCTACCGCAGTAACTGAAATTTCTGACTTTATAATTGACAATTATCCAGATTTTACATACGACAGAACAAAGTGCAAACGAGATGTAGCATTAATTCTAGATGCAGTTGCTCGAGACGTAAGATTAAATACAAATTATAATAGCATAACTGCCGGACTAGCTTATAAACGAGCAACCGCTTCAGTAGTAGACGCTAATCAATTGCCTGCTACTATTTTAGCATTAAGAGAAACCAAGCGTTTAGCTCAGGCTGCAACAATATCAAGTTCTGTTGTATCGACCGCAGTCGGAGATAGATTTGACGATTTGTTAAGTGTTATCGAGTACGAAGATCTTCCAAGCGAAGGAAAAACATTTAACTATCCTCCTAGTGCTAGTACAGAACTAAGAGATGCGTCAAGACAATTACAAGATAACCGAGATTTCTTGATTGCAGAAACTATAGCATGGATCAATGACAACTATTTTATATACGATAGTGAACAATATTCACTTAACTTTGGTCTTATAATAGATGCAGTAAGTCTTGATGTTGCACTAGGAACAAACTATAACTCAGTTGCTGCTGGGTTGTCATATCAAATATCGACTGCACAGCCAAAGATTGATGGTGATGTTGTTGAGACAGTTTCAGCTATTACACATTTAAAATCGTTAGTAGGAACTTTACTTGCAAGTTCAGCTAATGCATTATTAAGATCAAATGCAGGATTTGACGAAATAATAGATATTATTGTTAATGGAACCGAAGGCACAACATTAGCAGCAGATCATTTAATATGGGACGAATCCGGCGTACCAACAGATCAAATCAATGCAAAAGAACAACTGCAAAATAACAGAGATTTTATAGGTGCAGATCTAGTAGAATATGTACAAAACACATATCCGTTGTTGACTTTCAACACTACTAATTTTAATATGAACGTAAAATTATTTGTAGATGCGTTAAGCCACGACATAATGTATGGAGGCAATTATGCAACAAGGATTGCAGCACAGTCGTATTGGAATGGAACAACAAGTGTTGTTTCTGCTGAACAAGCAGAAACGGTTGCAGCGTTTAATTATTTAACAAACATACTAGGAGATATTATTCAAGGTATACCTGTAACTCCACAAGCAGGAAATAGTGAACTACAAGATTTAGGCAGCATAGCAGCAAGTAGTACAGAGGTAGACAGAGTAGTTGAACTAACTGAAGATTTTGCAAATGTAATCGAAGATATCGATACACTACCTGCTCAAGTTTTACCAGACTTTAGCTGGGTATCTTCTGAATATGCAAATGCAAGAATATCGTTACAAACACAAAAATCAACACTTCAGTCGGGTGTTATTTCTTACATTAATTCCACTCTAGACGGTCTTACATACGACGAACTTATTCTCGAACGAGACACCGGATTACTAATAGATGCAGTGACACATGATTTATTATATAGCGGTAACAGAGCTATTTTAGTTGCTGCTAGAGCATATTATAACTACGGTACTATTCAGATACCCACACAAGAAGAAGAAATTTCTGCTGCATATGAGCATTTAAAAGGTGTAGCAGCCGATGTAATCGAAGGAATTGCTGTAACGCCAACTCCAGGAAATACTGAATCTCAAGTATTAACTCCAGGGTTTGGGTTATCAACACATAGCGATACATCAAATACGTTGTTTGATGTTGTTATAGATGCAATAAATGACGGGCTAGTTTCGACACCTCAAGAAGTTGATCCTGATTACTCTTGGAATACAAGTAGTGTTGATAATGCAGCTACTAACCTTTTAGCTCAAAGTTCAGTAATACAGCAAGGTACAATTGATTTTATCACTAACAACTTGATTGGCTTTAGTTATAATGTACAAAAATGTCAACGTGATGTAAGCTATATAATCGATGCTGCGGTTTACGACATGACCTACGGCGGCAATAAACAAACTCGACGAGCTGCCGAAGCGTACTACAATGGTGCAGTATTAGGAAATGCAATAGTTGGCACCGCCGATCAGTCAGGTGTTTCGGAATTTTCTTATAAACATCTTGCAACTGTATTAAAAGAAATAGCATTAAACAATACAATTACTCCAAGCGAAGATGTTACAGAAACTCAAGTAATCGGTAGTTCTGCAGGGAGTTCAATTTCAGCAAACTACATATGGATTCTAGTAGAAAAAATAGCAGAAGTTATTAAAAATGGAAATACGTCATTACCTACAGAAGTAAATCACAGCTACAGCACACTAGCTGATGTTACTATTAATGCAAAACGAGAATTGATCTTAACCAACACAGATGATATTGTTGATGAAACAATTATAATGTTAAATCAAGAATATGGTGGTACTGCAACTATATCATTGTTCCCTGGTGTTACATTTGTACTAGATAACACACTATCAAGTTTACAAAACGTGAGTACTATATCTACTTCCGGACATGCGTTTGAATATGTAGGTGCAGGCATTACATATAATGCGTTACCGTTCTTCGGTGGCGTACCTATAGCAGCAAATGAATTTGTTGAAACTAACAACGGTAAAGTGTTTGCCGGAGGTGTAGTCGATCAAATTGGTAACTTTAAAGTTGGTAACTTCTTTAGAGTTAACGCACTAACAGGTGCAATTACGCTTAATGCAAACGAAATTAGTTTAAGTGGTATTACGTCAATTGGACCATTTAGAAGAGATGGTATACCAGTTGGCGTTGAATTAAGAGAAGTAAGCGAAAACGGTGACTTAACATCGAGCTTGGGTATACCCGATAGTTATACTGTTCCTACACAAACTGCTGTAATTTCCTATGTTGAAAATAGATACTTGAATAAAATTACAGGCGGCACAGTCGAAGATGATGTAATATTTGAAACTGACATCCAAGTTAACGGTGGAGACCTTTCTAGTACCGCAGTAACGTTTAACCTGATTAACGACAACGCACAAACTGTTAATGCGTTCGGCGGTGCTACTGACATTAATATCGGTGCATTAATAGGTACAACAACTGTTAATAACACCCTTGAAGTAATAGGAACTTCTTTATTTCAAGATGACGTAACTATTACAGGAATTGCAAATGTCAGTGTTCCTGACAATACATCCGACGTGTTTAGTATCTATCAAGGATCATTTAACTATTTTACAATTGACACAGTTAACGGTACCGAAAATGTTACGTTCGGTGAAACTCCTATTGTCAATATACTTAATACAACAAATTCTTCAACTTACTCAACTGGTGCATTGGTTGTTACCGGTGGTGTCGGAATTGGCGGTAATTTAAGTGTTAACGGCGACTTAACAATTAACGGTAGTATAGACCTAGGTAATGCCGCAGTAGACTCACTGGTTGTTACCGGTGATGCAGAATTTAACATTCCTGATAACATTGCAGTTGCATTTGAAATTAAAGAATCAACTAATTCTTATGTAGCAATTGATACAACTAACAGTAGTGAATCGATCAAGTTTGGCACTGTACCTAATATAATAGTACTTAACGAAACTGATAGTTCTGATAAAGACACCGGTGCAGTAATTGTTCAGGGCGGAGTAGGTATTGAAAAGAATTTAAATGTAGGGGCAAACTTGTCAGTGGTACAAGATGCAACTGTAACCGGAGACTTATCTGTAAACGGTGGCGACATTACTACAACTGCTGGTACATTTAACATATTAAATACAACTGCTACTACTGTCAATGCATTTGGTGCAGCAACTACTTTAAACATAGGCGCAGCAACTGGTACGTTAACAGTTAATAACGAACTAACAATATTTGATAGTGTAGCTAGCATTCAACTACCAGTTGGTACAACAGCCGAAAGACCGACTTCTGTTACTGGTCAAGTTCGTTTCAATACCAACGTAGGACAATTTGAAGGATACGACGGTATTGCGTGGAATAGTCTCGGCGGCGTGCGAGATGTCGACGGCAATACATACATAATTGCTGAAAGTTCTCCGGCTGCAAACGAAAACGAATTGATGTTCTATACCGATGGTATAGAGCGTATGAATTTAAGTACAGCACGTTTAAGAATTGACGATACTGTTGATGTAAGAATAGAAAATACTACAGCAAGTTCGGCTTATAATACTGGTGCACTAACTGTTACTGGCGGAGTTGGCATCGGTAAAGAACTACACGTTAATCAATACATTGGCGGTAACACTAGTGGAGTACTACAGCTAACCAATTATGCAAGTGACAAGATTATCATCAAAGCTAGCACAATTGAATCTCCTGAGGAAATTAAATTCATATCAAATGCTCCAGACAGTAGTGCCGATGCAATTGTATATCCAATTATACTTGCACATCATAGTGTGTCTGGCACGCCTACTGTAAACAGCGGTACTGGACTAAAGTTTGAATTAGAAACTGACACCAGTATATTCACAATAGGCGGCATTTTAGATGTAGTTGTAACAAATGTAACTAACTTGGCTGAATATTTTGAGATGTCATTTAAAACAATGACAAACGGAACGTTAACAGAAAAGTTTAAACTAGGCTCAACTGTTGCAACTATAACTGGCGACTTAGCTGTAAACGGCGGCGATATTACAACTAGTGCTGGTACATTTAATTTACTAAATGTAACGCCAACTACAATTAATGCATTTGGAAATGCAACTGTAATTAATATAGGTAAAACCGGCGGACTAACTACATTTGATCAAAGTGTAACAGTTAACGAAGACTTAACAGTTGACGAAGATTTAACTGTTAACGGATCATTAATACTAACTAATAATGACTTAGCAGTACAATACGGCGGTACAGGTGCTAGTACATTTACTGAAAACGGAATACTATATGGCGATACTGCTAATCCGATACAAGTAACTGCCGCTGCTGGTGCAAGCGACATTACTACTTCATATCAAATACTAACTGTCACAAGTAACATTGATTCTACTCCGGTCTGGACTGATACAATAGACGGTGGTACATTCTAAAAGTACCACTATTAAACTCCAAGATAAATATATTTGTAGCGATTTATATCGTTCAAATCCGGGCGGCTTAATGCTTTGACCCACACCTATATAGGAGTTACATATGTCTACAAAGATACGCCACAAGCGTAGTGCGGTCGCTGGCAAGAAACCTACAATTTCACAACTAGAATCAGGCGAATTAGCTATTAACACAGCCGACGGTAAAGTGTTTTTATTAAGAGATGATAACACAATCCAAGATCTTACACAACGAATTTTTGAAAACAACAGTCAAATCTTAGTTAGCGATCCGGGCGATTCTGCAGGTGAAGTGACAATTACAATTGATGGCTCGCAGAAGATAACTGTAAATGCTTCCTATATTTCACTACAAGAAAATACACAGATCGAAGATGCATCAACCTTAACGTTTAACGAGTTAATCGCATCAGGAAACAATGGTGTTTCGATTAAAGCACCTAACACATTAGATGCTGGATATACATTAGTTTTACCTCCTAATGACGGAATTGACGGAAATTTACTAAGAGTTAACGGAGTAGGAGAATTATTTTTTGCTAGTGCCGATACATTTGGCGGAAACGTGATTTATGTAAGCGCAGAAAAGGGTGACGACACCAATGACGGATTAAACTTACCTGTTAGAACTGTTAAAAAAGCATGTCAAATTGCATCAGGATTGGTATACAATTCAAATGGTACAGTTAATGGTCGCAGAATAAACATCAAAGTTGCTGTTGGGGATTACACCGAACAGAATCCAATTATTGTTCCTGACAATGTTGTCATCAAGGGCGACGGGTTAAGAGGGTGTCTTATTCGTCCTGCCAATGCAAATCTTGATATGTTAAGAGTTCGTAATGCATGTTATTTTGGTGAATTTACTTTTAGAGATAAAGTGGATGTAAACTTTGTTCCTCAGTTTACTTGGGACTATGCAGTTTCGTTTGACGATCCAGACGATGCTACAACAAGTCGTGTGGGGTACACAAACTTACCGACCACACGTCCAAGTATTACATCGTCGCCATACATACAAAACTGTTCTATTATTTCGTTCTTAGGAGGTAATGGTGCTAAAATTGATGGTAGTAAAGTTTCTACTCCAAACGCTCCACCAAGACAAATTGAAGCAGAAAATCCTGTAGCAGGACCGACCCCGGAACAGGGTAAGTCAATGGTTGCAAACGCATTTACTCATATTAGTTTCGGCGGCACAGGTTGGCGCTTAACCAACGATGCTTATGCACAGATAGTTTCGTGTTTCCAAATTTTCTTATTAAACGGAATTTATGCGCAGTCTGGCGGATACGTATCTATTACTAACTCTGCTACTAACTTTGGTCTTTATGCCCTTAGATCATCAGGGTTCTCACCTAAGACATTTGAATTTGACAGATCGATTGTTGTAGCCACTGGTGTGTCATCTGGTGCACAAACATTAACAGTTGTTGGTATCGGGAGAACTGAACCAGTAAACGAATTCGTTATTAGATTTAGAAATCCAGAATACAAAATTGCGTATGACTTGATAGAATCAAATGCTGGGTACATTGCACAAGATACCATTGACTGGATAGATGCTCAAATTGCCGGTGCAACTCCTGGAAGTATTTGGGATGGATACATTTACAATGCTGCAACCTTTTATGCAGAATTATTAATTATATTAGATGCGGTTGCAAGGGATACATGGAGTACTGGAAACACACTGACTCGCCAGGCAGCACTGTCTTATTATACAGGAAGATTAGCAGATAGTTCTAACTCTACTATAAGCGGTCAAGAAGATCAAACAATTGCAGCATTAGAACAAGCAAGCGTTTACACAGCAACAGTTTTAGCAAGTTTAGATTCAACTGTAAGAGCATTTGTTGACGAGAAATTTGATTTAATTAAGGATGCTATATCCGATCCAAATTCTATACCTGATGCAGTTGACGTTACTTCCGAAGGGGACATAACCAATGATTATAAGTCTGTTGCTACTGTAGAAATTGCATTTGATGCATCCACTGACGTAAATGTTACTACAAATATTTTTAGTGCTACAGCTCACGGATTAACTAACGGACAGTCTGTAATTTACGATCCAGTAGGAAATACACCAGTAGGCGGATTAGATGCTGAACAAACATATTATGTTAAAGTCATAAATGAAAACGAATTTTCATTAACATTTGATGAAAGTGGAGATTTCAACGTTGACATTACATCAACTAGTACAGGTTCGCACGAATTCTTGGCAAACACAAGAGAATTTTTTGTTAACGACATTACTTCGAGTCACCAGACATATCAAAAACTTATACTAGAATCTGGTGCAGAGAGTTATGAATTTGTACCGGGTAGAGCTATTGCTGCTACAACAGGAGCAGGCAATAATAGTGCATATGTGTATAGTTGGAAACCAGTTGAACGAGAGCTTATTGTTAGCGTTGAATTGGTAGCTGTCGGTTCAAGCACCTTAAGAAACACATTTACAGTAAGCAGTATAATTACAACTGATCATGCAGATATTCCAAATACCAACATCGGAATCAACGAAGTCTCAAACTATGCAGGTCTCGGTACTGCAACATTTACAATACAAAGTACTGTTGTTGGGACATCCTTAACAAATCTAGCAAACTTACCAGAAAAGCAGTGTTGGTTCCACAGACCTAGTATTGTTAACAGTTCGTCACACACATGGGAATATTCAGGATCTGGTGTAGACTATAACGCTTTACCACAAAACGGCGGAAGAACTAGAGAAGAATACGAACAATATGAAGAACTACCTGGTCGTGTTTATACATCGGGTACAAACGAACTTGGCGACTTTAAAGTTGGCACTTTTATTACAGCATACAACAGAACCGGTAATATCACATTTAGAAATAAAGTACAAGTTGACGAGCTCGATGCACTACGACTAACATTATCAGATATTGCAATTGAAGAAATTTCAACAAATGTTAACTTAGGTGACGACGAACTAGGCGGTTCTAGCAATTCACGCTTGTCGACACAGTTGGCTATTAGAAGTTTCTTATCAAACAGACTAGGTGGATTTATTGACAAGGCAGTATCAACGGCTGCTGTTCCTGGTGCAATTGTACAACTTAATACTAACGGTCAATTAAATCCTGAATTGATTCCAGCAACAAGACAGTTTACTAGTACAACAACACAAGGATATCTATCTAGACTATTACAAGTTGACGAAATTCCAGCAGTAGACTTAAAAGCTGGGGACATTGCAACTGAAGAATACGAACAGGTAGAACTTACATTGCCATCTGGTATAACAGTAAACGACGGCGACGAAATCAGTCAACCCGGTATTGCTGGTGCCGTAGGATATGCAAAGGGCAATTACGGTGCATCACTAAACTTACTTGTTGCTTCTGTCGAGGGCGAATGGGATTCAACTGACGACAGCACCGGCGACCCGTGGGATACAGGAGTATCGGCTCCTAACTTGTATGTTAACAACGTTGATTCTGGTATAAAACCGTCAAGCAAAGGTACTAGCAGTGCAATTATAGATAACTTCTTCTTAAAAAGTTCTAATAGTAGCCAGTATTTGATATTGTCAAATGACGACGATTATAATTTTACCAGTGCAGCGATTACCTTTGTTTCAAGATCCAGCAACGTTGCAACAATCACAACTTTGACAAATCATAATCTAAGAGTTGGCAATAGTGTTAGAGTAGATGCTAGCGACCACCTATACGATGAAAACGGTATAGTGCTGTCAATACCTACAAACACTACATTTACCATTGCAAACACTGGAGCAAATGAATCAATTAAAGCAGTCACAGGATATGCTTATACTCTTGTAACCAGTGCCGACGGAAATGCACAAGGTGCTGTTACAGAAACAAGATACGGTGTGTGTACAAACGTCGACAATACAAACTTTACACCAGGATTCGACTATGCTCCTGCAACAGGTACATATGTTTGGGAAATGATTCCGTTGACTTCTGTAACCGGAGTAGGAACCGGTGCACTTGCTGACTTAACAGTTACTGATGCCTGTATCGTAGATGTTGACATTCGAAGAGGTGGCACAGGATATGCTGTTGGTGATCTGCTTTCAGTCAATCCGAACTTTGACGGCGTAGGTCTTGGACACGATTTTGAAATTGAAATCACTGCAATAGAAAAGCGTGCTTATGTTAACATCATAGGTGGAGAGCTTTTTGTTGCAAGTACGTCATCTGTAGATTTTGTCGAAGACAACGATGCTCCTCTTACAAAGCAAATCATCGATTTAGAAGATTCAATTAGTCAAAATTTCTTAGCCGGAGATGTAGGCGCTGGCGGTAACGTTGATTATGTAAATTATAGAATTACTATAACAAACCATGGATATTCAAACGGCGATCCAGTATCATATAATACTCTAGGAAACGTTGCTATAGGAGGCATGATAAATGGCGAAGTTTATTATGCAAAAAGTATTACTGCTAATACAATTGAGCTGTATGAAGATTTTAGTTTAGTTAATAAAATAGAATTTTTAAGTACTCCAGCAAACAACAATCACAACTTAACTAGATATGTAGTTAACATTGCTGACAATAGTATTACTGTAGTTAATCACGGATTTGCAACAGGAGACGCTATAAAAATCAGCATCGAAAATGATGGAAGTTCAGTTTCTGCATTGCCTGATATAGCTTCTACTGAAATAGTCGACGGCAGTAGATTCTTTATTGGATCTGTAACAACCAACAGCTTTACACTACACGAACTAAGAAGTGACGCACTTGCTAGTATTAACGGGTTAGTTGTAGGTGCAAAGAATATTACATCAACAGGTGTTGGCCATGCAATTGTAATACTACAAAACGTACAAGTAAACGGCGTTGTTAATACAAGCAGTAGATTAAAAGCAAACTGGAATAGTTTAGCAGTTACAAACATAGATGCAAGTAACATTATTTCAGGTATTGTATCTCCTACTAGATTAGCAGGTTCGGGAACAGCAAACTCTGATACTGTATTGTACGGAGATAGCAGTTATCGAGTTGTAGTGCAGAATTTGATAGAAGCAAATACAACCGATAACCCTATAACACTTACAGGTTCTAACATATCGGGAGAATACTACGGAGACGTAAGTATTGGTATTGCTAACGTTGATTACGATCCGGGCGAACTATATTCAACACTTGGTACTGCTAGATTCTTACAAAGTCAATTTGATGTAGACACCGGTGCGTCAGGACAAGTGTTTATCAAGGACGGAGTAGTAGATGCAGGAACACTAGACAGTCTTGACAGTTCTTATTTCTTGGATCCTTCTAACTTAACTTCTAATGTTCCTGTAAACAAGGGCGGAACTAACCTATCAGCATATTCACAAGGTGATATCATATATGCACAATCTACAAGTACACTAAACACATTAAACATTGGTAGAGCAAACAACTTCTTGAAATCTAATGGTACAACACCTGAATGGAGTACTGCACTAGATCTAGCAGAAGGGCTAGACGTAGGATCAGCAAGACTTTCTTCAACAAGCACAGGAATTGGTTTGGTATACAATGATAATGTTACTACACTAGAATTAGGATCTGCTGCCGAAACTGTAAAAATAGGTAAGAGTACTGCTACAAGAAATATAACAAGTTTCATTGACAACTACGATGCAACCTCCTCAACAACAGTAACAGTAAACTTAGAATCTTTTACCGCAGCAACAGACGGTATTACTGGAAATGGTGACAAAGAAGTTCCAATGGCAAGTACTAGTGGAATACTAGCAGGCATGTTAGTAACTGGTTCTGCTAGTATTCCTGCAAATACAACAGTTTCCGGTGTTACAACTGATTATGTTTATTTGAGTGCAGAAACAACTGGAACAATATCGTCAAGTACAACATTAACATTTACCTATACTCCGTTTACATTAGGCATCAGAGCAGGCGACACCATTAACATAGCTAGTAGCACTGTTTCTAACTTAGATGGACAATGGCCAGTACTAGGCGCAACATTTAACGCTACTAGCTTTACTATAAAAACCAATGCAAACGTTACTGTAAGTTCGTCATCGCCTATTGCAGGAACACTTACTAAAGATAACACAATGTTAATAAGAAACAGAAATGTTATTTTCGGTAGTGCAGAAGCAAGTAGCAGTACTGCAAATGCAACACTCAAAGGTGAAAGCGGTATAGGAACAAACATAGCCGGCGGCGCATTTACTATACAAGCCGGACTAGGAACAGGTAATGCCACCGGCGGCAACTTTGTTGTAAAAACAGGTGAAGTTGGATCGTCCAGTGCTATTGAGCAAACATCAACTACACGTCTAACAATAGACACCAGTGGTCTGGCAACGTTTACAGGAGATGTAAAAGTAGATGATGCTCTTACAGTTGATGGTAATGTCACATTTAATTCAACCACAGGATCTACTGGTTATACATCAGGTGCATTAGTTGTCGACGGCGGAGTTGGTATTGCAGAAAACTTATACGTCAATGGTACAGTTAACGTAACTGAAGCTAACCTGGGCCGAATAGACTTTTCACCGACTGCATATTCAAGTCGTCCGTCATACCAAGAAGGCAGACTATACTATGACAGCGATTTTGAGTCATTGGTATTGTTTAGCAATAATAGTAACTTTGACATTACATTAGGTGAACGTGAATTTATTCGTTGCCGCAACAGTTCAGGCGCAACTATCAATAAAGGTCAACCTGTTTATGTAACAGGTGTTTATATTGCAGGAGATGCTGTTTTTGGACGCTATCCAACAGTTGCATTAGCCGATGCTAGCGATCTTAACAAAATAGAAGTTATAGGATTAGCAGGACATAATATTGCAAACGGAGCAGAAGGTTATGTTATTGTTAGTGGATATATCGACGGTATCGATACCAGTAACTTAACATCTGGACAAAAGATTCACTTAGGGTTTGATGCTCCAGGAACACTAGTGCAAACTGCACCCGATTATCCTAACTTCCCAGTTGATATCGGTATCTGTTTAACCAGTAATGCAAGCACAGGATCAATTTACATCGAACTAAGAAGTCACACAGTAGAAAAATTTAGAGTCACCGAAGGTGCATACTTCGATGCTGATGTTACAGTTGCAGGAGACTTAATAGTACTAGGTAGTCAATCTAGTGTTAAATTGAACAACTTAGAAGTTGACTCTAGTTTTATATATTTAAATTCTGGAGACACAATAGGAAACGATGGAACAACATTCACCGGTACAGGGTTAGATGATGCTACACTAGTAGGACACTACCAGGGTACAACAACACAAACATTCTATGTAAGAATAGACAGTGTCGGCGGCGGTACTGGAGGAGTTGACACGTTTGAATGGTCATTGGATAACTTTTCTACAACAGAAGCAACTGACATTGATGTAGATACAGACCCTGTAGCACTAGCAGACGGTATCAGTGTTGTGTGGGTATCGACAACAGGACACACACTAAACGATATCTGGTCAGGTAGTGCTTCGCCGGTAAACGTTGATGTTGGTGTTACAGGAAACAGAAACACAGGGACATCAGGTGTAGGATACACTCATCTAGGATTCTTCTTTGATGTTACAGATCAAAAGTTTAAGTTCTTTGATGAATACGATCCTGCAATAACCGGCAACATCAATGTCGCCGATGCATCGTTTAGTCTCGGCACTGTTGTTGCAGATGCGTTTGAAGGGAATCTAACAGCTACAAGCATAAATGTCAACGGAACAGCAACCATTGGTACGTTAGATGTTTCCGGACTAGGAGACATCGGCGGCGATTTTTCAGTTAATACAAATAAATTTACTGTAACTGCGTCAAGTGGCAATACTTCCGTTGCAGGAACATTGGGTGTTACCGGTGAATCAACCCTAGCCAGTGCAACTATAAGTGACTTGACCAATAACCGTATTGTTATTGCAGGAACTGGTGGCATAGTAGAAGACGATGCAAACTTCCGCTTTGATGGTACCAACTTTGATATCGGCGCCAGCGGATCTGAAAAGTTTCGTGTAGTAGTAGCAAGTGGTAATACTTCTGTTGCAGGTACACTAACTGTAACAGGACAAACAGATTTAAATGGAGATATCAATCTAGGTAATGCCACTTCCGACACTATAACATTTGTAGGACGTATGGACAGCAACTTAGAACCAAGTACAAATGATGCTCGAGACTTGGGTACAAGTTCACTTGCATGGAAAGACTTGTATCTAAGTGAAAGCGTAAACTTTAAGGGTGCAACTACCGAAAACGAAATTGTATTCCCTACAAACCTAGTAGACGGGTTAAGTATCACAGACGGATCAAATGACTTTATTGTTTTCACAAGTACAACTGGTAGCAATGCTATTGCTCTTAAACCAGATGTAAACATAGATGCAACAACTGCTTCGAGCAGCACTACAACAGGTGCATTAGTTGTTGACGGCGGTGTCGGTATTGCTGGAAATGTTCACTCTGGTGGTACATTCACTGGTAATGGTAGCGGACTAACAACTCTAAATGCTTCAAATATAAGTTCTGGTACTATAAGTGATTCCTATTTGCCTACATCGCAAGCAGGAAAAACATTTACCAGTGATATAACTGTAAACAGCCACAAAGTCGGTCGTGGCGGTGGAAATAGTGCAACCAATCTTGCAATAGCAGGTGGACAAGCTATAAGTACCGGTACTGACAATCTAGTAGTCGGTGTCGGTGCAATGGGTGCTGTTGTTACAGGCACAGATAACGTTGCACTTGGTAATACAGCATTGGCTCTTGTTACTAGCTCAACACATAATACTGCAATAGGAAATGATGCACTAGCACAAGCCGCAGCAAATGCTGGATACAACGTTGCTGTTGGTGCTCAATCGATGCAAAACACAACCGGCACTGTAAGCGATACAGCTACAAACAACGTTGCAGTTGGATATCAGGCACTTGCAATTACCACTGGTAAACAAAACGTTGCTATCGGTAGTAATGCTGGCGATAGCATTGCATTAGGCAGTAATAACATTGTTATTGGTTATAATGCAGACGCAAGCACAAGTACAACCAGCAACGAAATTACACTAGGTAACGGTAGTATAACCAACTTCCGAATTCCGGGCGTTACTTTAACAGCTAGTACAACAACATTAACATTTGGTGGAACCAGTGGCTTCTCCGGAGTGGGTACAAACTTAACTGCTCTTAATGCGACTGAATTAACCAGTGGTACAGTAGCAGGTGCTCGCTTAGGCGGAAACCAAACTATGGCAGGAGTTAAGACATTTAGTGATACTACTGCTTCATCTAGTACTATAACCGGTGCTGTTATCATCGGCGGAGGACTAGGTGTTGCTGGAAACATTCACCTTGGCGGTACAATCACTGGCAACGGTAGCGGATTAACAACCTTAAATGCTTCAAACCTATCAAGTGGTACTGTAGACGGAGCAAGACTAGGCGGTACTCAGACTATGGCAGGAGCTAAGACATTTAGCGACACAACTGCTTCATCTAGCCATACAACCGGTGCTGTTATCATCGGCGGAGGTTTAGGTGTTGCCGGAAACGTATACTCCAATGGTATATTTAACGGTAATGGTAGCGGATTAACAACTCTTAATGCTAGCCAGCTAACCAGTGGTACAGTGCCTAGCGACAGACTAACAGGCACTTATGCAATTAGCGTTTCTGGTAACGCAGCAACAGCAACCAAGTGGGCAACAGCTAGAACTATAACACTAGGTGGCGATTTAAGTGGTAGCGTAAGCATTGACGGAAGTGCAGCCGTTACACTGACAGCAACAATTGCAGCCGACAGTGTTGCGCTCGGGACTGACACCACTGGTAACTATGTTGCAACTGTAGCTGCTGGCACACCTGGTGCAGAAACAACATCAAGCGGGCTTACTATCAGTGCAACAGCAGGTGAAGGTACAGCAGCTACAATTGCACACGCAGACACCAGCACATTAACTGGCGCTCAAGGTAGTGCAGGTATTGCTGCAATCACTCTTGATGGTTTTGGTCACGTAACTGCGGTTACAACTGCAACTTACTTAACTAGCCAAAGTTCAGACTTTGGTACTGTTACAGTAACTGATACCGACAGCGGATATACCTGGGCAGAAACAGGCAGTGCTGTTGCAGATACTACTGGAGACACACTAACGCTAGTAAGCGGATCTGGTATTAATATCGACGTGGCTGCAACAAGTGACGCTATTCGTATTACAAACACTGATCTCGGCAGCTCGCAGAATATATTTAAAAACATCACACTTGAACAATCTGATGGTACCGCAATTGATACAGTTGTTGCAGACAGTAACAATGATACGCTATATATTAGAGCAGGAGCAGTAGATAGCACAAACGGTATTGATCTAGTAGCTGATACAGTTGCAGATCGAATAACAATCAGTCACTCAAATACAAGTGGTCAAAATTCGTTATCTAATACTGGCAGAACATATATCCAATCTGTTACACTTGATACATACGGTCACGTAACTGGATTAACAACTGCAACTGAAACTGTAGTTGACACAAATACAACTTATACAGCAGGAACAGGATTAACATTAAGTGGCACAACATTTAATGCAAACGTAAATGCTACTACACAAACAGTTGCATCAAACGCAGTTAGTGCAACAGCAAGTAGAACATACGCAGTTCAAGTTGACGGCAGTGACAACTTGGTAGTAAACGTTCCGTGGAGTGACACTGACACAAACACTGATACACTACAAAGCATTGCAACTGACTCGACAAACGCAACTAGATACATTACGTTTGTTGCAAACACCACAGGTGCACAAACCGGTCTTGTTAACACTAACTTCAGTATAAATCCAAGTACACAAACATTGATACTATCTGGTGCAAATAATGCTACAGCAGGCAGCAGTCAACTTTATCTAAATGGTGCAAGCGGTAACAGAATTGACTGGAACGTCAACGGTGTTGACTTACCTGCATTTACCACAAGAAGCGCCGGTACTAAACTATTATTATATCCAGCTATAGGTGCTGCGGCAGTGGATTATGCAATAGGTATCGGAAGCAGTACATTGTGGCACAGTGTTCCAACTGCTAGTGCTACTACATACTTCAGATGGTACGGCGGAACTACACAAGCCGCAGTATTAACTGGCGATGGAACCTTTACTGCAACTGGTGATGTTTGTGCTTTCTCTGACGTTAGAGTTAAAGATAACATTGAAGTTATTGCAGATCCGCTAACCAAGATATTAAGCATACGTGGTGTGACATTTACAAGAACCGATAAAGAAGACACCGAACGTAGACATATGGGTGTTATTGCACAAGAAGTTGAGAAATATTTTCCAGAAGTTGTGCATGAAGGCGAGGACGGTATTAAGTCAGTTAACTACGGTGCTTTTGCTGGTGCATTTATCGAAGCGTTTAAAGAACAGCAAAGACAAATTGACGAGTTGAGATCAATGCTTCAGAAAGTACTCGATAAATAAAAGTAAGGATAGCCAAAAACCTTGGCTATCCTACTTGACTTAAATTAAATACTCTGCTATTGTAGTAAAAACTAGGAATATATATGGCAACAGGATCGTTACCACCAACAGGTAGTCTCATTTGTATGAGCGATGTAAACACTTACTTCGGGCTTTCCGGAACTCCTATATTCATGGGTGTACTAGGAACATACTTAGGTATTTCTTCAGGTACATTTATTTGTCTTAGTGCCACATTCGGTGGTCAAGGTAGTTAATTTGAGGAGAATACTTTTATGATAACAGCATATGAACTCGAGAATGTTATTCTTGCTACTGAATTTAGTAAGGCAAGAAAACTTAAAAAATTAAAATCTATTAATTTAGAAGACAAGGAACTAGAACAATCTATTAAAACTAAAATCTTAGGCAGTGAAACCGAAGAAGAAGTTTTGGGTAGAGCAGAAGCCGATGACAAACACCATTGGATTGAACATTTTGGTAATCGTGCAGCGGCAGATCTTCTAACTTTAGGTAAAGTACAACCGGAAACAATGTTAGCAATGGCACTGCTTCCTGAAAAAGAATTTGCAGAGGTTGTAAAAAAAGCAACAAGTACAGCAAACAAACTAAACAAACTCACACTGGCAACTGAAAAGGAATTGAATCTAGATTTGATTAGTCAAGAGCTAGTTTAATGAAAATTGCAATATGCATTCCTTCACACAACTATGTACACCTAGGATTTGCCAAGTCTCTTGCTAATTTAACTTCGCACTTGGCAAAGTCCGGTGTAGATTTTGAAATATTTTCTGCATTAGGAACTGTTATTCCAGACCTACGACAAATACTAGCAAATCGTGCATTACAAAGTGGATCGGACTATTTACTTTGGCTCGACAGTGACATGCACTTTCCAAAAGACACAGTTGATCAGTTGCTCGCACACAATAAAGATATTGTTGCTGCAACTTATAGCACAAGAGTTAAACCATTAAGAAGTGTTGCATTTATCAATCAGCACGATCTAGATGCTAGGCTAGATGCCAAAACAGGCTTGCATAAAGTTTGGGCAGTTGGAATGGGGTGCATGTTAGTAAGTCGAAAAGTTTTTGAAACGTTACCTAAGCCGTGGTTTACTCACATTTATAACGAAGCAGAAGACAACTTTGTAGGTGAAGATATTTATTTTTGCAGACAAGCAAACGAGTATGGATTCAAAACTTTTATTGATGTTGACTTGAGTAAACAAGTAGCACACTACGGAATAAAAGCATTTATTTTAGATGAGACAAATGAATACAGTTGAACGTTTTAAAAAATTTAGTAAAAAGACTTACAATGCACAAGATGTTTTAAAAAATCATATCTTGCAAAGATTTCCAATCCTATATGTAGAAGACGCAAAGAACTACGATTTAAAACAACTCGAAAAGTTCAAAGATAAGTCAGATTATGTATGGGTTGTTGATAAAGATATCGAAGTATATAGATCGTTTCCGTGGCACTACAAACCCAAACGTGATGACTATGGATGTACTATTTGTTTTCCATATGTTTTTAAAGAAAGCAAGCGTGTAAGTAGTTGGGAAAAAGTTAGACTTGTACCAACTATCGTAAATGATGAAACACATCTTGTAACCGAAACTAACATTTGCGGTGACTACGATGTGTATAGAGGAAAACATAACTTTGATATTTTCTTCCTAGGTGACAAAGAAACCGGTACATGGGAAGATTTAAGAAAAAGATTTCCCGAAGCTATTGCAGTTAAAACCTATCAAGATGCTATGAGAGTAGCAGTAACAGATATGTTTTGGATTGTGTACGACGATTTAATTGTAGATAAAACATTTGAGTTTGATTACGAACCAGACGAGTGGAGTTTTAAATATCCCCATTTATTCGGTAATGGAAAAAATGATAAGTTTGATGGTATTGTGTTAATGCCTAAAAGCTATATTCCAACAGATAAAGAATTGGAATATCGATTCTTAGCACAAAAGAAACAAATAAAACAAGTAGCAAGTAAACCTAGAAATTACGAAATATTTTCTTTTGACACGTATGAAGACTATGAAGTAGCATTAAAAACTTCAAAAACAGAATTGTTTTGGCATGTTCCAAAAGACGTAATAGTTGAAAAAGATTTTGACTTTTCAATTAATTTTGATTTTTATAACATGTTTGATAGAGATATTACACACGTTTTTAAAAACAAAGACTCGTATGATGGAATAGTACTTTTTTCTAAAAGAAGTCCAGTAACTAGAAAAGAGTTTGAACATCGGTTTTATATAGAAAAAAAAGAATGGGATGTAGTTGCATCACATCCGAAACCCTATGATGTATTCAACGTAGAAAATTATAATGATTATTTAAATGCACTAGACAACACTACAACAGAACTATTTTGGGTATCTACAAATAACATTTCTGTAGATCACGATTATATAAACAATTTTTACATAGATTGGCACAATCGAGTTGATCGTGAACAAACACACGTATTTTTACATAAAGTAAACAGTGAGTTATATAAAAATGGTTTAATACTGTGCAGTACATGTAAAGCACTAAACGAAAAAGAAGTTGAATACAGACATCCTGTTGAACGAAAAGAATGGAATGTTATTGTTTCTGGTCCAGTCAAGTATCCTGTATACAACATTGACAGTTACAACGATTACTTAACTGCACTAAATTCCAATGGACCCGAAATGTTCTGGATGAGTAGTAGCAATATATCTCCTACAATTCCTGATTTGTATTTTTTACATGAAAATGAATACGACAGAAAAACACATCATAGCTTCATTCATCAAGTTGACGGTAAAAACTATAGAAACGGTTTATTTTTAATTTCAAAACACAAGACTGTTACTGAAAAAGAAATAGAACATAGATTCATTGTCAACGCAAAAGAGTGGGACATAGTTACAAGTTGTCCAGTTGTTTATGATAAGTTTTATATAGAAACATTTGACGATTATATCGATGCGCTAGATAATACTAAAACTGAAATGTTTTGGGCGTTATCACACAACATTAAAATAAACGAAACTGAACTTGATAAAATCTATTTTACTCACGACAACGAATATGATAGAAAACAAAATCATGCATTTGCTCATAAAGATACTGACGAAATAAAATTTAACGGCGTATTCTTATTAAGCAAACATAAACCTATTACTGAAAAAGAAATAGAACACAGATTTATAGTTAATGCAAAAGAGTGGAATACTGTTGTATCTACAAACGGTCAATATGAAAAGTTTACTGTTAACAATTATAATGACTATTTAAATGCATTGGAAAATTCAAAAACAGAATTGTTCTGGGGCGTTCCTTCGGATGTAATTGTATTAAGTGATTTTAGATTCGATATGAATTTTAATCATTCAAATGAATATGATAGAAAAATAAATCATGTTATGTTTAACGGAGACTATAGAGACGGTGTTGTTCTTTTTAGTAAACACGCTGTTGCAACACAAAAAGAAGTTGATACAAGATTTTATGTAAACAAAAAAGATCATAATATTGTTGCATCGTATCCTAAGCCGTATGATTTCTTTTTTATCGACACGTATGATCAATATTTAGATGCTCTTGAAAAATCAGCTACCGACATGTTTTGGATGGGCACACATAATATAAAAATCTCTGATACGTTTAATTTAAACATGTACTTTAGTCATCACGAGACATTTGATAGAAACATAAATCACGTGTTTAAACATAAATGCGGTGACGAAATTTCGTTTGATGGATTATTTTTGTGTACTAAAAAAATAGTGTTAACTGAAAAAGAAGTAGAACACAGATTAATTGCAAAACGAAAAGAATGGGATATAGTTGCAAGTGGTCCAGTTGTTTATGATAAGTTTATTATAAAGAATTACGCCGACTATTTAAATGCAGTGCAAAACTCAAAAACAGAAATGTTTTGGTCAATTCCTGATGATGTTGACATTGCAAATAATTTTAAATTTGATTTGTATTTTCCACACAATCAATGGTTTGAAAGAAGTATACATCACATCTTTAAAAACGGCAGTGCATACGATGGCGTAGCTTTAATGAGTAAAAAACTTCCAGCAATTGAACACGAAGTAACACATAGATTTTATTTAGAAAAGAAAGAATACGACATTGTAGCAAGCAATCCAAAAACTTATGACATTGTGTTTATAAGCAAAGACGAAGAACATGCAGATACAAATTATAGTAAATTAAAAGAAAGATTTCCTAACGCAAAGCGTGTACACGGAGTACAAGGCATACACCAAGCACATATTGAAGCAGCACGACTTTGTTCGTCTGAAATGATCTGGGTTGTTGATGCTGATGCCGAGATTATTGATAATTTTAATTTTGATTACTATATTCCAACATACGACCCTGATAGTAAAAAAACAGTTCACGTTTGGAAATCACTGAACCCTATTAATAACTTAGTATACGGATATGGTGCAGTAAAGTTGTTACCTAAAGAGTTAACACTAACCATGGACACAACCAAGCCTGACATGACTACAAGTATATCTACATTGTTTAAGTCTATAAACCGTGTTTCCAATATTACTAAATTTAATACCGATCCGTTTAGTACTTGGAGAAGTGCGTTTAGAGAATGTGTAAAATTGTCATCAAAAACCATTGACGGCCAGCGAGACGAGGAAACTGATTTTAGATTAAACGTCTGGTGTACTCGTGGCAAGGATAAAGAATTTGGCGATTATTGTATTGCTGGTGCAAATGCAGGTAAGCAGTACGGTATAGATAATATAGGCAACATCGAAGCGTTAAGAAAAATCAACGACTTTGATTGGCTAAAAGAACAGTTTACGAAATTAAATCAACAATCTTAAAAACTGTGTCTAATTTTTGCTGATTTGCTTTACGTCTAAGAGTGTTGGCCAACCCAGTATGCAAGGGTTTTGGCCAACTTCCAAACTTAACCCAGGCATATCCGTCATGCTCATTGTTTAAAGTAGGAACAAATTCATGGTCAATTACACACAAGTATGTGTGAAATTTAAAATGTTCATCGTTACTTATAAATGTTTCCAACGGAATAACTTTTTTAATATCAGGCATAGTCCCTATTTCTTCAGTTATTTCTCGTTTTAACCCTTCCCACGGAGTTTCACGTTCTTCATTTGTACCGCCAACTAAACCCCAAACATTGTTTTGTTTAGATTGCGTTCTATGAAGTAATAAAAATCTACTAGTGGATAATGTATAAAACAGTGCACCGGAACAAACAATACTTTTCATACTAATAATTAGCGTTATGGAAACAGCGCCCAAGATCCTTGTGAATATTCGCCTTCGAAACTTTTAGTCCAATATTCGCCAGTCCATTTATACTGACTTCCTGTTGCTAGATTAGTTATAAAAATAGGATTTGCATTTTCACTTGCATCAAAAATAACATTCCACTGATCGCCATCCCACTCAATTATATCATTCTCGCCCGCCACTAACTCGCCAAACGGACTGTTTGTACTCTTCCATCCGTCTGCTCCGTCGTCGTTGTTGTCGTTGCCCACTTTGCTTAATATTAGTAAACGTAACCCTACAACCAATCTAGTAGTTGGGTTCCAACGTAGAGGATCAATAATGTAATCCATGCTAGTATAACTATTAGGATTTCTTGCACTACTAGTCAACACAGTATTTGCAGGAAATGTATCTTCGTCCCAATCGACAATTAACTCTGTTGGATCTAATGGATTAACAGTTATGTAGCCAATAATATATGTACCATCACCGTTTGAAATTCGTATCTGACTTACACCGGCAGTATAACATCCCGGTACTTGTTCAAATATTCCATTCCAATTTACAGTACCGACTTCGCCCTTGTCAATAACGTATGCTTTTCCGCCCTTGATATAAAGTCCTAATCCTAGTATACCAATACTACCATTTGCACTTCCTAATGCAGCAGGAACAAATGTTCGTTTAACGTTAAAGTCCATTTCTCCTGTTCCGGTATTTGGAAACTCTCCCTTATCGACTGTTGTTTCAACTGTTCCGTCTGCACCGACAGTTGTTCTTTCTTCACGAATAGTCCAGTTATTGTTTTCAAGTATACCTTGACCTGAACTTATTCCTAAGTCAATAGATCCAGTTGCTTCGTTGAATATACTTGTAATAATACTTGTAATAACTCCTAGACGTTTTACTTTTGCTGGTGGTGATATAAAGATAGGAGTACTAAATCCTAATGTAGCTATGTCTATCTCTGAGTCAACACCTACAGGAATACTTCTGCTGCTAAATGTAATACTTTCTAAATTTATTACGCTTAAACTAGTCCAGTCAACAAAGTTATCTGTTGTTTGTATTTCTAAACTAGGATTAAACAACATTAATATTTGTTCTAGTATTTGTAGTTTCTGATCTGTATTAGTTGTCCATATATCAACACTTACTGCTAAATTGTAAGGAGTAGGCATTAAACGTTCAACTGTGTAATTTTTGCCTTGGGTATTTAAGTACTCGTTTCCGCTAGTGTCATATGCACGTTCTCTAATGTGAACTTTACTAACATATGACGAATCACTGGTTCTACTTCTGTCCATTTCTAAACCAGTAACGTAAACTGCCATGCGAGGAGCACTGGGTATTTTGTTTTCAGAATTATCTCTCATAATACTAGCAACTTGTCTAGTCAGGTCGCCGTATGTTACCGGAACTTGTCTCAAGTCACCGTCTCCATCTTTGTACGAAAAGTTACTCATCATTCTAATAATTTGAGTTAAATATCTTCTTATTTGTCCGTCATAAAAATGCAAACTCATTATTTTTTATCCATCCAAGCTCTTTTTACACATTAATTATCTGCCTTTGGTCTAAGAGCCTTTGACAAACTCTGTCTTTCATCAACTGTATCATCACACACAGTAGTTGTGTTAATATTATTAATAAACGTACCTTTTTGTGTGTTTCTAGTTGTTGTATTACTTAGTGTTGTTCTTACGTTG